ATTCATCGGCCAGAGTCCGCAGGATTACACCGGCTTTAAGCTGGCAGATTTTGAGGACGAACTGGGCACCTTCCAGAACGACAACGAAAAGGTATGGGAGGGCAAGCCGCATGAATAAACGATATGAAGAGGGGCGGAAGCCCCTCTTTTCCGAACCAGGCAAAAACGAGCGAAAACAGTACGTCTGGGCAAAGGACAAAGACGGCAAGGAATACTTGCAGGAGACTGATAGCATCGACGTGCAAGCAGAAATTGAAAGCTATGCGGACGAATGCGACATCAAAAACATTGTCCGGAAAGCAAGTTTCAACCCGGAATTCCTGAAAAGCCTGTCACAGGGTGCGTTGTCCGAGGAAGAAACACCTATCACGGACATTACCGGGTGGCCGCAGAATGTGCACGAGTACCACCAGATGATGGCAACAGCACAGGTAAACGCTATGAAGCTGGAAGAGCTGAAGAAAGCTCAGGAAAACGCACCGGAAAAGGCGCAGAAGGAGGAAGCAAATGAACAGAAATAACGAACGACATTTCCTTCAGATTCCGGAAATGCACGCAAGCCGGACGAGATTCAATCGTGATCAGACGATTTTGACAACGTTTGACGCGGGCAAGCTCATCCCATTCTTTGTGGATGAAGTACTGCCGGGTGATACCTTCCAGGTGGACACAACGGCGATTATCCGAATGACCACACCGAAATATCCGGTAATGGACGATGCATTCATCGATTTTTACTACTTCTACACACCGGACCGCATCCTATGGGACAACTTCAAACACTTCATGGGTGAGGTAGAGGAAACGCCATGGATGCCGACAAAGGCATACGCGGTGCCGCAAATCAAAATCAACGGCACGAACGAAAAGCCCGCACCGGATGAAAAGTCCATTCTGGATTATATGGGTGTTCCGACGAAAATCAAAAAACCTTTTACCATCAACGCGCTGCCAATCCGGGCATATGTCAAAATCTGGAACGAATTTTTTAGAGACGAAAACGTAGACAACGCAGCACTATTAAAAACTGATGATACAGACGTGACGTATAACTTCACGGCAGAAGCGTCAGAAACGATAGAAAGCGATTTACTAAACGCAGTAGTAGGTGGAAATCTGCTGCCGGTGAACAAATTCCACGACTACTTCACATCCTGCATGCCGTACCCACAGCGCGGGCCAGAAATTACGCTGCCAATGCAGGGCAATGCAAAAATTGAAGCATACAAAGATGATAACCTAAACGAAAAAATCGAACTAAACGGACAATTAAGTTTACGTTGGAAAACAACCGAACCGGATATACCGCCAACGACCTATGCAGGCGGATGGGGAAAAAAGGGAACGAGCTTTAACGCAGACGTGGCAAACAGCGGCTCACCAACTGTAAAAACCTATTGGATGGGAGCAGACCTAAGTACCGTAACGGCCGCAACTATCAATGACCTGCGCGAAGCAATTGCAGTACAGCAGTATTACGAAGCGCTGGCCAGAGGCGGCAGCCGGTACCGTGAACAGGTACGCACACTGTGGGATGTGACCATCAGCGACAAAACCGTGCAAATCCCGGAATATCTGGGCGGCGGACGGTATCAGGTCAACGTTAACCAAATCATCCAGACCAGCGGCCAGCAGACCGAAACTGACACACCTATCGGTGAAACCGGTGCTGTGTCAGTAACGCCTATCAGAGAAAGCTCGTTTACCAAGAGCTTTGAAGAGCATGGCTTTGTCATCGGTGTTGCCTGCGTGCGACACAACCGCAGTTACCAGCAGGGCCTTGAACGCTTCTGGAGCAGACGCGACAGGCTTGACTACTATGTGCCGCAATTTGCCAACATCGGCGAACAGCCGGTAAAGAAGAAAGAAATCATGCTAACCGGTGAAGCAACCGATGAAGAAACATTTGGTTATCAAGAAGCATGGGCCGACTACCGCATGAAGCCGAACCGGGTATCAGGTCTAATGAGAAGCAACGCAAGCCAAACGTTGGACTTCTGGCACTACGCTGATGTGTACGACAAAATCCCAACGCTTAGTCAAGAGTGGATGGCCGAAGGAAAAGCAGAAATCGCACGAACATTGATTGTGCAGAACGAACCACAATTTTTCGGAGCCGTGCGAGTGACAAACAAAACCACACGGCGGATGCCGTTGTATAGCGTGCCAGGCCTGTATAAACTCTAAGAAAGGAGGAAGCCCGGAGAAATCCGGGCTATTTTAAAATGGATCCATTAAGCATTATGTCAATGATTGGCGCAGGAGCCAACGCAATAGGAAGCATAGCAGGAGCAGTAAAAAACATAGGCGGCGCATTCGGTGGATGGGGACAGACAGGAAATTCACAAAGCCAAGGCGGCAGCGTAAGCCAAGGCGGAGGACATTCAGAAAGTGGAAGCCAAGCAGGAACGAACATCGAGCAGGTGCAAAAATGGCTGGAAGGTGCATATCAATACCAAGCAGCTGAAGGAGAAAGGCAAAGTCAGTTCAATAGCAGCTCCATGTTAAAACAAATGGGTTATAACACCTTAAGTGCAATCGCACAAGGCATTTATAACCACATCGAGAACGCAGCGGCAATGAATTTTAACAGCACCGAAGCCATGAAAAACAGGGAATGGCAAGAAAGAATGTCAAGCACGGCCTATCAAAGAGCCGTAGAGGACATGAAAAAAGCAGGGCTTAATCCAATACTAGCATTCGCGAACGGGGGCGCGAGCACACCCGGAGGAAGCGCAGGAACCATAAGCGGAGCAAGTATTGGCCTTGCAAGCAGTAGTGCGCTAGGCGTAAGCAGAAGCGGAGGATTTGTGCCAAACGCATACAGCAGTAGCAGTTGGAGCACATCAGATTGGTACAACGCAGCGCAAAGCTGGCAACAGATGCTAAGCCAAACGCACTTAACACCTTACGGAATGCAAAAGGCACTAACGGAAATCGGAAACGAAACCGACAAAGCAACCGAAGAAGCAGTTGAAAAAGTAACGCCAAGACAAGGTAGAAAGCAAGAATTCACAAAGCCACAGAACAAAACGGGAGATTATGGCGAAAAGAGAAAGCCAGGTGATTATTTAAGATGAGTTGTTACAAGCCACTTATAAGGCTGTACAACCCGGAAAACAGAGAAATAAGCGGGCGGGTGATGTCACTTGCCCGCTTTTCTGAGTTAGCCGGGAAGCAGATGAAATATGAAGATTTGATGTATGACCCAAAAGTAATGTTAATACCATGCGGAAAATGCATCGGGTGCAGAATACGGCAGAGAGAGGACTGGACAACACGCATAGAACTAGAGGCCAGAGGATGGCCGAAAGAACAAGTATGGTTCATCACGTTAACTTATGATGACGACCATGTACCGGGCATGATAGTAAAAACCGGTGAAATAATGCGTAAGGTGCAGTACGTCTGGAAACCGGGAGAGAAAGCGCCTGAAAGCGTACAAACATTACTATATCCAGATATGCAGAAGTTCTTAAAACGCCTCAGAAAGGCTTACAAGAGCCAGCTACGCTATTTCTGTGCCGGAGAGTACGGAGAGCAGACAGCAAGACCACACTATCACATAATTCTGTATGGATGGCAACCATCAGACCTAAAGCAAATCTATAAAATAAGACACAACGGATATTACACCAGCGAATGGATGTGCGATCTATGGGGCATGGGTCAAATACAGATAGCACAGGCAACACCTGAAACATACAGATATGTTGCAGGCTATGTTACAAAAAAAATGTACGAAATTGACGGCCAGAAAGCAAATGTATATTATGAACTAGGCCAGCAAAAGCCATTTGCATGTATGAGCCTAAAACCGGGCCTTGGAGATGCCTATTATCAAGAGCACAAGGAGGAGATATGGCGAAAAGGCTACATCCAATGTACCAACGGAAAACAAGCACAAATTCCAAGATACTACGAAAAAATGATGGAAGCTGAAAACCCTGAAAGGCTATGGAGAATCAAGAGGAACCGACAGAAAGCAGTTATTGAGCAAAACAAGCTCAAATACGAAAACGCAGATTTCGCAAAGGACTTAAAGACAAAAGAACGAGTAATCAAAAAGTCTGTAAAGCTCCAAAAGGGCGGTTTATAAGATTTTTGGTGTCACCTAGCCCAGTACCTATCAAGTAGGTACTGGGCTAGAGCCGTTTAAAGGTATGCGCGCGCATACGCGCACGTAGACGCGCACGCACGCACGCGCATATATTTATTAACTTGTTGTAGTCGTAGTAGTAGAGGTAGTGAAAAAGTTGAAAACAATAAAAAACAGCAAAGCAACGTTTCTTTATGAAAGAAACTATTGTTGAAAGAAATGTTAAAAACTTGTTGAATTGTTGAAACAATCTGTTGTGATAAAGTTTAACAATGTGGAAAGTGTTGAAAAGCTAAATAAAGCAGGGTGAGCAGTGACGGAGAAGCTTGACGGCGCGCGCCGATATTTGAATTGGAGCGCCTGCGGGCGGGAGTTAAAAAAGCGCGCCTATCCTAGGAAAAGTTTTCTAAAAATTTTAAAAAAATCTTGACAAAAGCATGAAAATATGATAAAATATAATCACAGAAAGGAAGGTGCTCAAAATGACGCACAGCTACGAAGTTAGAAGATTCAACAACGATGGAAACATGACAACCGTTCTGAAAATAGCGGCAGAACCGAAATATGCAAAAGAGAAAGCGAAAGATTACGCAAACAGGCACCCGGGTCTGTACTCACTGTACAAAATAGAAGAGGTAGCGCAATACTTCACTGAAAAAGAATAAAGCAAATACCCGGTTGACAGCCGGGCATTTTTTTTGATACAATGCAAACAAAGGAGGAAAAAACCATGAAACACATTAACTTCATCAACAGAGACTTCGGAAAGGTGAGCGAGCACTTTGAAGCAAAAGAATTTGCATGTAAAGACGGAAGTTTTGAACTGCTGCTATGCACAGAGCTACTTGAAACACTGGAGAAGATTAGAAATCATTTCAATGCACCTTGTAAGGTTAACAGCGGCTACAGAACACCAAGCTACAACGCAAAAGTAAACGGCGCGGGGAACTCATATCACTGCAAAGGAATGGCCTCCGATATCGTAGTGAAAGGACACAGTTCAAAAGAAGTCGCAAAATATGCAGATAGCATACTTGACAAAGGCGGGGTCATCCGGTATACTAATTTCGTACACATTGACGTGCGCGAAAGCAAATATAGAAAGGGGGTGACCTAATGGCACTGATTTCCATTAAGGACGTAAAGCAGGCAATCCACATCATGATGCAGATTTTGGAAAAGCTCGATGAGATTTACCATGCACTGCATGACGAAATGAAGAATGAGGACTGACCTACCATGAAGAACAAGACATGGAAAGCGAGAGACGAGCCCAAAGAAACACACCATGGACGACATAGAGAAAAGCAAAAAAGGAGAAAACAATGGCACATCGTAAGAAGATGAACGCGCGAAAGGATAAGCGCATGTTCAACGTGACCGCACGAAAAACCAAAAGTATCAACCTAAGCCAGAAGCCCATGCGCGGTGGCATCCGGCTGTAAAAGAAAGGAGAAAACAATGATTCATTCCTACTACGGCATCTGGGACAACGTGGCGAAATGCTATGCATGGGTAGGCGAAAGCAAAAACAACGCAACCTTTGCACGCATGTGCAACGTGATGGCAAAGGACGAAAAAACATTCATCGGCCAGAGTCCGCAGGATTACACCGGCTTTAAGCTGGCAGATTTTGAGGACGAACTGGGCACCTTCCAGAACGACACCGAAAAGGTATGGGAGGGCAAGCCGCATGAATA